AACATATGGCAAAAAGTCTCGACGGGGTCTTAACAAAAAAGGCTCACACTAAAGAAAAGTTTACAGAAGAGCAAGTTCAAGACTTGTTGTTGTGTTCTGACCCCGTAAACGGCTATTTGCATTTTGCAAAAAACTTTTTTCATATTCAGCATCCCGTTAAAGGTAAAGTTAAATTCGAACCGTTTGATTATCAGGAAAGATTATTACAAGCATATCATGATTATCGATTTAATATTAATATGCTACCTCGTCAAAGTGGTAAGACAACTTGTGCATCAGCATATCTGTTATGGTATGCCATGTTCCATCCTGATCAAACTATTCTAGTAGCCGCGCACAAATACACCGGTTCACAGGAAATTATGCAACGTATTCGTTATGGATACGAATTATGTGACGAATATGTTCGAGCAGGTGTAGTTAACTATAACAAGGGGAGTATTGAATTTGACAACGGATCAAGAATTGTATCTGCTACAACAACTGGCAACACAGGCCGCGGTATGTCTATATCCCTCCTTTATTGCGACGAGTTTGCCTTCGTACAGCCAAATATTGCCACAGAATTCTGGACATCAATCAGCCCGACACTCGCAACTGGTGGACGAGCAATTATTACCTCAACACCCAACAGTGACGAGGACGAGTTTGCTATAATCTGGAAAGAAAGCCAGGATAAATTTAACGAGTACGGTGACGAAAGAACCGACGGTATAGGTCGTAATGGATTCCACGGATTCCGTGCAGAATGGCACGAACATCCGGATCGCGATGAGAACTGGAAGAAAACTGAAATGGGTCGTATCGGTGAAGAGCGTTTCCGTCGCGAGTATGGTTGCGAATTTTTAGTATTTGACGAAACTCTTATCAATAGTATTAAATTATCAGAATTAAATGGACGAGAACCAATATTAAAAATGGGGCAAGTTCGATGGTATAAAAAACCAGAAAAAGGACATGTTTATCTAGTAGCACTAGACCCTAGTTTAGGCACTGGTGGTGATTTTGGAGCTATTGAAGTTTTTGAAATGCCTAGTATGATACAATGTGCAGAATGGCAACATAATATTACGCCCGTACAACAACAAGTAAAAATACTTAGAGATGTATTAAAATATATCAGCGATGAGTTAGGAGACGATGGCATTAATAATATCTATTGGAGTGTAGAAAATAACACAGTAGGAGAAAGTGCGTTAGTTGTTATTGACAATTTAGGAGAAGATACATTTCCTGGATTATTTCTAAGCGAGCCGTTACGCAAAGGGCATGTTAAAAAATTCCGCAAAGGATTTAACACTACACACGGCACTAAAATAGCTACTTGTGCAAAAGTAAAATATCTAATAGAAGAAGATAAAATGAAGCTAAACAGTCGACCATTGATTAGCGAACTTAAAACATTTATTGCTTATAATGTTACATTTAAAGCAAAAGAAGGGCAACACGACGATCTAGTATCTGCATTATTACTAATAATACGTATGAGTTTATTGTTAGCAGAATGGGATCCAACTGTGCTAGAACAATTAAAAGTCACTAGTGAATGGGAAACTGATGCAGATTTTGTACCTCCTTTGCCCATATACATATCAACAGGCTTCGGATAAATATAACATGAACACGAATTTAGATAAAATTGCATTAGACTTGTATGGAAAAATACAAACACGATTTCCTGACATCAAAATTGGGGATGAAAATGCCACTGTTTTAAGCAAGAAAACAGATATTCCAAAAGCTCGTTTTTTTGAATTTGAATACAAAGATCAAGGGGAAAGCTTAGGAACAGTAACCATCACATTAGATGAAGATGACGGTGTTATTGTACAGGTTAGTGGAACACTTGCCGATAGCAATCATCATGGTGCATTTAAATTTATTCGTAGTTTTAGACAATTTGCTAAAGATCGTTTATTAAACTTCGATGTGCAAAACATCGGCAAGAACGAATTAGACAAAAGAGATTATGAATTTCAAGCAAAACCCAAGGAAGAAGAACCCATGGAACCGATAATGGAAAGTAAAATGTATGGTACCGCTCGTATGAGTTACCAGGACTTAGGCGAAGCAAAGTTAATTGTTAAACATAGCCAACCTGTTAATCCAGAAGTAGCCGCAGGACGCACAATGCACATTGAAGGCATTTGGGTTGAAAATGCAGATGGTGAGCGTTTTAAATATCCTTTTAAACATTTAAACGGTGCTCGTGCGCTAGCTGAACATTTGAAACATGGTGGCAATCCTTATGACGGTATTGGCAAGCACATTACAAGTTTAAGTGAAGAATTAGCACAGTTACGTAAATTCAAAAGCTATGTAAGTCGCAATGATGCATTATCAGAAGCAATGGGTGACATTACAGGTAAAGTATTTGAAAGAATTGAAGAAGTTAAAAAAGAAATTCACAATTTACAACGTCCAGTATATTACTCACAATTTGCAGAAGCTTTTGAAGCTCGTGAAGAGCAAATGATCCCTGAAGAAATCATGAGTGACTGGATCGATCGTTTAACGGTCCGTACATTTAACGAAGAATTAAAAACAGCGTTCCCATATATTTTCCGTTTGGTAGACGAAAGTGAAATTCCAACTAAAGAATTATCACCAGACGATTTGTTAGACGAAGTATTTGACGGTGATAAAGAAACCGGTACTACACACAAAGGTGGTAAAGTTGAAAAAACTAAACACGGTGTTAAACATACTAAAACAGATTATGATGATGGTAATGGTGAAAAAGGTCGTAAGCCTAGTGAAGAAGGACCAAAGAGCCGTTATGCAAAAACTCCAATTTTAGATCCAGAAGATCAATTTGAATCATTTATTAATAAGTTAGTCAATGAAGATGAAGACGCACAAGAAGGCGAAAATGAATTGTTTAGCCCAGATGTAGCAAAACAATCTGCCGCACTTGGAAAACTTAAAGAACTATTAGCTGGTGGATTAAAACCAGGAGCAGATGGTGTAAATGCTGTTCTAAGTCTGAAAGGTATTATAGATAGTCCAACATTTACAGACGATTATTTAGAAGGTTTAACAGATGATGACGATGTAGGTACTGCTATAAAATTATATCTACAAGATTTATCTTCAGGAAAAATAAACGATCCTAACGTGCCTAATGCTAAAGATATTGCACAAGAAATTATAGCAACAAAGGCACTAGATAGCAATAACACAGAACCTCCGGTCGGCGGGGAAACACCTCCTCCACCAGAAGCTCCATTAGCTCCTCCACCAGCACCTGATGCGGCAGCTACACCCCCGCCACTGGCACCTGATGCAGGAACAGTTCCACCTACACCTGCTCCAGTAGCAGAAAGTTCAGAAGAACCTCCATTTGATGGACCGTATACTAAATCAAAAGGTGATATAACTGATAAAAGCGGTGCAACGCATACCGGCCACAGCAGAGCTAAACACTTAGCCAAGGCAAGCATGATCAAAGCAATACATAACGCAAAAAAAGCTGGTGCAAATCTAGATACTAAAATAGATTTAGGTCATAGAGAAATGACATTACATGACTGTATTGAAGAATGTGGAATGAGCCCGAATGATTTTGGATTTGAGACTACTCCTAAAGTAAGCGGATTCGACGACATGCTCAGAAGTATTTCTGGATTTTGGAATAAAGAAGCAAAAAACTTTACTATTGGCGGAACTCGTGCTAAAACAAAAGTTATCAAAGATTTTAAAGACGGTGTATTTGGAAATGCAAGCGAGCAGGATTTGAAAAAAATATTAAAATTAATAGATAGAATGGACCCTAGCGAAAGCGTTAATACTTCAACCAGTATAAATGAAAATACTGAATTAACAGCTATGCTTAAAATTGCAGGATTAAGATAAGGATTTAAAATGAAAAAAATTAATGAATCAGAATTAAAAAATCGCGTAAACAAACTGCGTGAATATATGGCTGTTGTAGAAAATGCAACTCCATATGTTATAAAAGCCGGTGATACACTAGGAAAGATTGCCGCGGCAAACCATACATCAGTTGCTGACATTATGAAAATAAATCCTCAAATAAAAGATCCTAACAAAATCTCTGCAGGTGCTACAATTAATGTATCGGCTGGTAATCAAACTGCCGCAACTCAAGCAAGAACTGGTGTAAATTTAAGTAATACTAGTGCCGGAGGCGGACGTGGTAGTCAAGGTGTTCCAACAAAACCTGCACAGGCAGGTGCACCAACAGGTTCAACAGTTCCTTCAGCACCCACACCGACACCTAAAGCACCAGCAGGGGATGCCGCTAAAAATCCAATCGGTATTACTAATGCGGCAACCGCAATACCAACAGGTGGTTTAGAAAATCCAGCCAATCAAGCAAAACCTACTCCTGCTCCGGCACCTGCGGCACCTGTTGCAACACAAGCTGGTACTGATAATGTAGAAAACTTGAAAGCACAGTTGGCAAGCATCAAGGGAACAGAAAACGAAGATCCTGCAATAGTTAAAGATTTAGAATCAAGAATTGCAAAAGCTGGACAAGCACAAGCTGCACCTCCAGGTGAAGCAAGTTATACACCTCCAGCAAAAGGTCCAGCACCCGGTACTGTAGGAACAGGTTCAGGCGGACAATTGGTAGATGGCAATGGCAAACCAGTTCAACAAGGTAGTGCCGCAAATAGACCAGATTTGTATGCCGCACAAGTAGGTGAAAGTTATTTGCCAAGCGGTCAAACAGTTTATTCAGAAGATCAATCATTGGCAAGAATCATTCAATTAGCTCGCGGTAATTAATCGAACAAATTGTTCAATTTTAAAGCAAGATTTCTCTTGCAAACATAAATAAAAGTGCGTACAATAACATGTATGCACTTTTTGTTTTATCAGGTGGTAAAACAACTATAGGCACATAAAGCAAACAAAGGCTATTAATAGGAGAATAATTATGGCAACTTTAGCAGAAATCAGAGCAAAACTTAAGGCATCCGAATCAAAAGGTTCAGACAATCAACGTTCAGGTGGAGATAAATCGATTTATCCATTCTGGAACTTGAAAGAAGGTAACGAATCCGTAATGCGATTTTTACCAGACGGCAACCCAGATAACACATTTTTCTGGGTTGAACGTGCAATGATCAAACTTCCCTTTGCAGGTATCAAAGGCGAATCAGAAAGCAAA